TCTTTCAACATCCAAAAGAATTTCTAATTCCTGCTGCATTTGATTTTAGTTTAGACATCAAATATACAGGAAAAACTCGGTTACAAAAAATGTTTCAATTAAACTACCCCTGCGTCCCCGCCTGCTGCTGGTTCTGCCGCTGCTGGTTCTGCCGCTGCTGGTTCGGCTGCTGGTTCTGCTGCTGGCTCGGCTGCTGGCTCCGCTCCGCCGGTAGAAGCTGCTCCTGTATCACCAGCTCCCTCTGCTGGTGCAGCCGCCTCTGCATTTTCTTTTTCGTCCTTTTCTTTATAAATATTATTAACTCTTCTATCCTCGTTGGTTAATCCTAAGAATTTATCAATTAAAAAGTCCTGGTTGAAATATGGAACTTCCTCTTCGCCTTTCTTTTCTTTAATCTCAGAAAGACCAGCAATAAAATCTATTTTCTTAATTAATTGCTCAATCTCTTTGGATTCACCGAATTGATTGTCGGAATTAAACTTAAGACCTAATTGAGATCTAAAGATGGTATCATTGTTTAATTCTGGATGATCCAGGGTCATTTGAATCCATAATGGTTTTAAAAGAATCTCCTGATAGATGGATCTTATTCTATTAATAAATTTATTGTATCTAATTTCGTCTCTTTCTGCTGATTCCGCTCCGATTTTATAGGTACCTACTGTTCCTCCAGATCTTGCAGCAAATCGATTGAAAGGAATCTTAGAATCTGCCTTAAGCTTATTAAAGAAATAAACAACTGCGTCTATAATATTTAAATTAGGTCCTGCTGAATTAAGCGTTTCTACCTTTGGAGATTCCCCACCTTGAACAGGGAAAAGATAGTTTTTATAGAATTGTAAATTAGGTCTTCCGTTAATGCTTAATTCCCCTGAATCTGTATTTAGTTTAATATCTTCCTTATACATGCTCATCAACTCACCTAGGGTTTCTTTCGCTTTTTGAGGAGATCTTGTACCAACAGGAACAGTCATTTTAATTCTGAATGAAGCATTCATTACATTCCAGATAATTCTGGTATGCTCCATGATCTTTAAAAGATTATGGGATCTAATTAGTCTTTCACAATAGCTAGTTCTACTAGTTGTGTTACCCTTAGCATATGAGATATAAATAACTTGTGAATCATATAATTTTCTCTCTTTTACATTATCACCAAAATATTGATACCAGATTTGAACAGTTTGACCCGCTGCATTCCTTTCGATAGAAGGAGTTAATGAAATAGGATCAATCTCCTTGAATCCAACAATCTGTTTACCATCATCAGAATAAACTATTTCAAAGGCTAAGAATCCGTCGATCAGAAATTGTCTAAAGTACTGCCAAGCAGAAATTCCGTTATTAAATCCATGAGAGACATAGACCTTACGGAAGTTATCTCTTAGGGATTCTATCATTTCTTCGGATAGATCCAAATTAACAAGAGATAAGCCGCAACAAAAATTTCTATCATCATAAACAATAGCTTCATCTGCAAGAATATCTAGGATCCATTCAATTTCAGCATTGATTGAAAATCTTCTTAGAAACTCCCTTTTAAAGGCATATTCTTTATCAAAGTATGCAATATATTTCCTATTTGATGTATCCTGAGCTGCTAAACTATAAATGAAATCTTCATCGGCATCTCCTAGAGCTAATCTCTGTCTCATCATTGCTTCAGATACACCAATGGCCTGTGAATTTTTCACTACAAGATCCTTATACTCCATTCCGAAAGATCCAATCTTACTTACGGTTCTAAGTATCCTCCCCATATTAGGGTTGTTCTGTGAAAAATTGTCTATGAATCCTGCCATTTTTTAAAGTTTAAACTCGTCTTGTTTTTCTTCACCGCCTTCTTCTGGTGTTTCTCCCTCCTCAGCTTGTTTTTCCTCTTCTTTCTTTGCCTCCTCTGCTTTCTTCTTTTCTGCCTTCACTTTAGCATTCTCGTTTGCTATCTTATCGTCATCAGTCATACCTAGATATTTGTCAAGAACATATCTTAACGAAAAGTAAGGTTTTCCGTCGCCATCCATAAGTCCAGAGATTTTACTTACCTGATCCTTTCTAGCATTAAGAATTTCCATATATCTAATTTCAGCAAAAGAGTTATCCTTCACATAATCCAATCCAAATTGACTCTTAACCATGAAATCCTTTTGATATTTAGGATAGTCTAAGCTAAATTGAATCCACAGTGGCTTAAGCATGATATCTTGGAAAATAGATCTTAATCGAGTGATAAATTTAAAGAATCTGATCTCTTCCTGATCTAGACCTTCAGCATTACCACTATATGTTCCCTGTGTTCCTCTGTCTTCTCTATCAAACCTTGAATAAGGGATCTTTGAATCAAGTTTTAATTTGTCAGCAAAATATGACAGAGCTTTCAAGTCGCTAAAAGGAGTGGCGTCTCCAGATCCCGCTAAGGGTGTAATATCCGGAGTACCGTTCGGGGTAGAAGGCATTAGATAGTTCTTGAAGAACTGAATATTCGGTCTACCATTTACAAAAAGTTCTCCAGAATCTGAATCTAATCTAATATCCTCTTTATAGATACTCATTAGTTCTGCTAAAGACTGTTTTGCTTTTTGCGGGGATTTAGTTCCGATAGGAACTGTCATCGTCATTCTATAAGAAGAATTCATCACGTTCCAGATAATTCTGGTGTGTTCCATGATTCTAAGTAGATTGAAAGATCTAACCAATCTCTCAACATAACTTAATCTTGTTATAGTGTTTCCCTTTGCATATGAAATGTAAATGATTTGAGAATCATATAACTTTCTAGTCATTGCAGGATTATCTGGATATTGGATCCAGCATTCAACGAAAGATCCGTCTAATTGTTTTTCAACGGAAGGTAAAAGGGACGCAGGATCTAATTCTTTAAATCCGATAATCTCCTTACCCCTTTGGTCAAAAACAATTTCAAATGCTAGAATACCATCAACTAGGAATTGTCTAAAAAAGTGCCAAGCTGAAATACCCTCATTAAAGCCAAAAAGATTATAGATTTGTTTATATCTCTCTTGGATCTTATCTTCTAGTTTATCTCCTATTTCTTTGATGTCTACATTGGAAAAATAAGCAAAGAAGTTTTTATCATCATAAACTATTGCTTCGTCGCAGACTGTATCTAGAATGAATTCAATTTCAGGATTTAAAGCAAACTGACGAAGATAAACCTTTTTGTTAGGATAATCCTTATCGAAGTATGCAACATATTGTTTGGCATTAGTATCAGCCTTTCTAATAGTATAAAGAAGGCTTTCATCAACGTTTCCTTTATCAATGAACTGGGCTTCTGTTACACCAATGGCCTGGGAGTTCTTCACTACCATATCCCCATAGCTCATTCCGAACGTCCCTATTTTCTTTAGGTTGTTCCAAACGTTACTAAAAAAAGGATTTAATCCATTGTCTCCTAAAAATCCAGCCATTATCCGTATTTATTTTATATATCGTTTAGTACAGCCCCCTCCAAAGATTTGGTATCTAGATAAACGAGATACTTCCATTCCTCCCGAGGAATCTCTTTTAAACCCTTAATTTTTTCCAACTTATATCCGTTGTATGCATGATTATACTTGATACCACCCATTAAAGTTTCTAAAAGATCCTTATCAAACCTTAAAGGAAGCTGAGATGCTTTATCCCTTTTGTCGTTCTGATCCATCATTTTCCCATAAACAGCATGCAAACGAATTAAAAAGTTCTTACGATCTCTGGGTGTTAAAAGTATCATATCAATTCCAACTAAATTGCTTTTGGTCAAGGTTATTTCTCTAGAATCTAAAAAAAGAACAGGTCTATGATTAATATAATCTCTTTCGTTCTTTAATGAAGAGTCATAAAAAAATGTATAAATCTTCCCTGGGATCAGCGATTTAAGACTATCAGATTGCTTAAGAACTGAATAATTGTTTCTGTAGTGTAAAAAACTCTCCTCTGTTAGTTTAGCCGGAGATCCAGATTTTTCTATGGCCTCCGCAAGCTCCCTTTTGAAGTCCATTATCTAAAAATAAAATTTTCATCTACTGCTCCGAATCTATACCCGTTATGCTTAGCAAATCTAGTTGCTGCGTCAAATTTTGCTCGATTAACAATCCAAGTCTCCATTTGTTGGTTATAGCTTCTGATCTTTTTTTCTGTCATATTTCCCTCTATGACTGGTTTTTTCTCCAATTGATATTGACTAGATGGCTTGATTTCAATCAGCCACCCTTCCTCCTCACCATCTGTTTTTTTCACCTTTATGTAATAGTCCGGGTGATAAGTATGGGCCTTTTTATCGATAGGACTCCAGTATTCTATACCAACTGGTTCAGAAGACCATTTTAAAATATTTGGATTCTGATCACAATATTGACAGAACCTTCCTTCCCAGGAAGATCTGTAAATTATATTATGAATGTCACCAATGTATTTTTCGGGATTTCTTGGAACGAATTTTCCTGACTTAAATCTACCATTAGGCTTAACTGATTTAATGTTAACCTTAGACATTATAATTTTGGTTATCTTCTTTGGTTATCCTGGAAAAAGGTATTGTTTTAATAGATCTGGTGGAATGGATTTTTTTCCATCCCTTTTGCATGCCATTCTTGGCAACCTGAGAAATAAAAGCAAAAGGGTTATCAGACTTAGCAGGATCAAATCTGTCCCAGTATTTAATCAAATCTTCTAGACCGAAAGCTATGCAATCTTCTTTGTCTTCGATATCCCTGTAGGATTTTGTTTTAGAAAGTCCATTAACTATAAGAGTAAACATCTTAACTGTCTCTGGTGTTAATCTTCCTTTGTCTTTAGATTCAAGCAGTGCTCTCTTTAAATCTTTGTTTTTTACATATTCCATTAGTTTTCGGTGAAGTTATTTTGGAGGGCTTCAATTTGTTTTTGAATGTCTTCCTCTAGTTGTGCAAGTCTATTAATAGAATCTTGTATAACTCTTAAACCTATTTTACTGTTGGATTCGCTACTTGTTTCTAATTCTTTTAGTTTTCCTATGGTTTTATGTAGATCCTCACTAAAAAGTAAGAGTTCGCTCCCCGTTTCATCGGGAACGAACTCTTCTCCATTATTTTCCAGTATTGTTTTTACTTTTTTTTTGTTCTGGCTTTAGGTGCTTTAGCTAGACCAGCTCTGTTTAGAGGCTCGTGGTCTTTTTTACCATTCTTATTGTGATTACCTGGTGCTTCTGCTAATTCAGCGTCGTCTAGATTTTCTACGAATTTCTTAGGCTTCTCTGATTTTCCCTTAGGTGCTTTTTCTACGTGTTGATTAGCTTGTGACTCAGCTAATTGGTGATCTTCTAAATTCTGAATAAATGTAGCACCATCCTTAGCCTTTCCGCCAGGTGCTGTTGCTAGATTTTGTCCTTTAACTAGAGATTTTAAAAGTCCTGTCCATTCTTTTCTTGATCCTTTAAATGGAAGTTTAGCTAAATTCATATCTCCAGAAACACCTACTGTTTCTTTGGCTTTTTTGCCACCTCCTACTTTAAGAGATCCTAGATTATGTTTACCTAAATCGTCTATATCTTTTGCTGCAGAAGCTGCATTACTCTTAGGAAGAGTTGCTAAATTATGCTTACCTAAATCGTCAACATTTTTTGCAGATGCTTTAGCTCCCTTAGAAGGTGCTTCTGCAAGATTCATATCTTGTTTTTCGTTAGTTTGTCCAATTGCATCAATTTCATTTGATACCTCTAGATTAACATCAGAAATTTCGTCGTCAGTATCCATTACATCGCTGAAGAAGAATTCTCCAGTTTTTCCATTCTCAAACATTACAGTGTAAGTTTTAGAATTTCCATTAACCCCAACAACTTTACCTCTTTCTCCACTTCTTTTTACTTTAATATCAGTGTTGATAGCGTATCCTTGGTTTTCATTAACCGATACTTTTTTATGTCCTTTTTCGAATCTTTCAATTTCAACTGTGATTTGATTCCATTTAGATTTAAGTGTATTAGATTCCACTTGAAGCATTGCTTGTGCTTCTTTAATTTCTGAAGATTCTTGAATTAAAGGATTTTGTTTGATAGCAATGTTAATTTTTGCAATTTCACTTTCTACAATTTCTAAATTTTTCTTAATAGCTTCTTTATCATTTCTCATGATTGCTAAGATTCTATCTTCTTTACCTAAAACATCTGCCATAGATTCAGAAAGATCAAATCCTAAGAATTCTTTTACGATGTTAACTGCTTGATTTCCGTTACCTTCGAAAAGATCGTTTTTCTTCATAGCTGGGTTTACCTTGTGTACATAAACTTTATCGCCCATTTTGAAGATGTTTGCTTCTACACCTTCGTAAAGGTTAGAAACTATTTTTTTACCAAAATCAACTTCGGCTAAATAATCAACTGCTTCTACAACGCCAACTGCTTTTTTAACAAGATCAGCAGATCCGTTGAAGGTATTTCTTAATTCCATAGAAAGAACGAATCCTAATTGATCAGGAGAAATTCTTCTACCATTTAGATAAACTGACTTAGTTTCTGTTTCACTCTCTAAAACAACGGAGATTTTATTCTTACCTATATAAAGATCTGCACCGCTTT